AGTTCCCAGACCTGATTGGCGTCAAGAATTATGAGGCTTTTGTGCCGTTCCATTGGGACAACAAGAGTCTTTTCGTGGAAGACGGCGATCTCCCGCAGCTGCGTGACAATTATGGCATTCACCTCTGGGAGACCTTCTGGAAGGATGATTTGTCCATCATTGACGACCAATATCTAGCGACATCTAGCAGCCCATTTGCTAAAATGTTTGGTAGATATGCACCCCAGACCGCTGCGGCGGCAGAGTAATGAGGACCGGCCCCATGGATCAATCAACGCTCAATATGATCTTTGGGGCCGTTTTGGCCGTTGCGGGATGGTTTGCCAGACAATTATGGGAGGCGGTCCAGTTGTTAAAAGTTGATCTTCATAAAATTGAAGTTGATTTGCCGATAAGTTACGTCAGGAAAGATGACCTCGACAAGCGAATGGATCACATTGAAACAATGTTCCAGCGAATCTATGACAAACTTGACGGGAAGGCTGACAAATGAGCTTTGGAATTGATGATGCAATAGCCGCAGGGCTGCAAGTTCTCAACAAGTTCGTCCCCGATCCAGAGGCCCGCGCAAAGGCGGAAGCCGATCTTCGTTCTAGCCTTCAATCTTGGGATAAAGCGCAGACAGATGTGAATGCTGTCGAAGCCGCTAATACCAACCTATTCGTGGCTGGGTGGCGTCCCTTTATCGGATGGATATGCGGCCTAGCACTGGCCTTCCAGTATGTCATTGCGCCGCTGTTCATGTGGATTACCTTGACCGCTGGCATCCATCTGGCCCCACCGCCAAAATTGGACGACATGCTCTGGCAGCTTGTTTTTGCGATGCTGGGAATGGGAGGGCTTCGCACGTTTGAAAAAATTCGTGGGGTTGCTCGATGACTGGCAACTTTGATAGATGCTTTAAGCTTGTCTTAAAAGACGAGGGTGGATACGTCAACAACCCTAATGATCCCGGTGGGCGCACTAACTTGGGCGTGACGCAGCGGGCTTGGGAAATGTATCTGAATCGAGGCGTGACGGAAGCGGAAATGCGCGCTTTGACACCCGAAGATGTCAGAGGGTTCTATAACACTCAGTATTGGGATAAGATCAAAGGGGACCAGCTTCCGGCTGGCGTAGACTACGCAGCATTTGATTTGGCGGTAAATTCGGGTGTCTATAAGGCAGCAAAATACCTCCAGCAGATAGTCGGGGTCATAGATGACGGGGTAATTGGCCCCAAATCTTTGGAGGCTATTTTGGCTTATGACCCTGAAAAATTGATCGATGCCCTTTGCGACATGCGGCTGAACTTCTTAAAGCGGCTCACCACTTTTGACGTGTTTGGCAAGGGCTGGTCAGCTAGGGTTGCAGAGGTTAAGTCTAGGGCAATTAGTATGGCGTAAACCCGCCTGTAATGATATAATCACTGCGTCTTGGAGCTTCTGACATGACCACCGGCCTCAATTACGCGCAGTACGTCACCCAAATCTCTACTATGGCGGTGGTGCAGCCGACTGACTCCGCATTTCAGAACATCCTGACCCAGATGATTACCTATGCCGAAAATCGCATGTATCGCGATCTCGACTTCTTGTTTACCTCCGGTTCTACAACAGCATACAGCTTGACTGCGGGCAGTAGAATACTAAACGTAAACGCCAATACGTTTCCTTATGGAACTTTGGTGGTTCCAGAGCAAATCAATGTCATTACGCCTGTAGGCGTGAGCGATCCTGATCTTGGGAATCGAGTTCCCCTTCTTCCAACGACGAAGGAATTTCTTGACGCATGTTATGGGTCCGGCCTTCCGGCGAACCGTAGCATTCCTCAGTATTGGGTTCCGTTTGACGACTATACTTTTTTGGTTGGGCCGTACCCAGATCAAAGCTATGCGGTTGAAATTGTTGGTACATATCGTCCTCAGTCGCTTGGCTATTTGCCTGCGGTTGTATCGGCAGAATATGCAACAATTACATTTGCTTCTGCCCACGGGCTTTCAACTGGCGATTCCATTACTCTTTATAATTTCTACCCGGTTGGATGGAATGCGACATTCACCGTTACTGTAACCAGTTCGACGACTGTGACTGTGGTCACTACTGCTGCCCCTGCGACCACCATAGGAACGGCAGCACTGCCTAGTTCGACTACGTTCATTAGCTTGAACCTGCCAGACGTGTTTATCATGGCCTCCATGATCTACATCAGCGCCTATCAGCGCAACTTTGGCAGGGCTAATGATGACCCCCAGATGGCTGTTACCTACGAAAGCCAGTATCAGGCCCTTCTGAAAGGCGCTGCGGTCGAAGAAGCCCGCAAGAAGTTCGAAGCTGCTGGTTGGTCTTCGCAGTCTCCGTCTACCTTTGCCACTCCTACGAGAGGCTAAGACATGCCGCATCAGGCCCTCAAACTGCTGCCGGGGATTGACCAAAACAAGACCCCGGCCCTTAACGAGGCGGCAATCTCGGAGAGCCAACTTGTGCGGTTCATCCCTGATCGCACATTAGGCGGGTTGGTGCAGAAACTTGGGGGTTGGACAAAGTATGTATCCAGCACAATGGGCTCAATTATCCGGTGCCTTTGGGCATGGGAAGATGTAAATGTTAATTCTTATCTAGCTGTTGGATGCGAAGGAATCGCGGCTGGTGGTGGGAAAACCCTGCAAGTGGTATCTAACGGGGGCGTTTCTGACATTACCCCAACGACCACGACTGCGCCCAGTGTTGCCATTAACGCTTCAACCATCATAAATACAAATGCGGTTCGCATTATTGATACAGGCCGAAACATTAGCAGCTATGATTCTGTGTATATCAAAACGCAGATTAGCGTAGGCGGTCTAATTTTGTTTGGTCAATATCAGTGCTACAACGATGGCGGTAGCCCAAATGAATATACAATTTATGCTGTAAATACCGATAACACGCCCGCTCTGGCAACATCTACGGTTTCCAATGGCGGTTCTGGGGTATCGTTCACAACCGCATCTGGCAAATCTACGGTTGAAGTAACATTGGTCAATCACGGCTTCCAGCCGGGCGACATCTTCACGGTTTTGCTCGCAACCACTGTTGGTGGCATAACCATAAGCGCCGGAAATTATACTGTAGCGTCTCTATCCTCCACCACGCCAAATGATGTGTTTGTTATTAATGCTAAGAACTTGGCATCATCGACAGCTACCGCACCCCTTAATGGGGGGAATGCCTATTACCTTTACTATAAAGGTTCTGGTGCGCTCCCCATTGGAACGGGATACGGCATTGGTGCATATGGTGTAGGCGGTTATGGCTCTGGCGTGGCTCCCGTTATCGTGCCGGGAACCCCAATCAATGCTGTTGACTGGACTTTGGATAATTGGGGTCAAACCCTGATTGCTTGCAATCTTGACGGCCCTATCTACCAGTGGACGCCTAGCACTAACCAGCCTCTAGCTGTAGTTATCCCAGAAGCGCCGCCTGTTAACGAAGGTGCTTTCGTCGCCATGCCGCAACGTCAAATCATTGCTTGGGGTACAACTTTTAACGGTATCCGCGACCCACTTTTGATACGTTGGTGCGATATTGAAAATTACAATGATTGGAATGCTACGTTAACCAATCAAGCTGGTTCTTATCGGGTTCCCAAAGGTTCCCGCATCGTTCAGTGCATTCAAGGCCCCCAACAGGGCCTGATTTGGACCGATCTTGGCCTTTGGGCAATGCAGTACGTTGGCCCCCCCTATGCCTACAACTTCAATGAGGTTGGCAATGGATGTGGCCTGATCGGGCGCAAGGCGGCTACCTCTGTTAACGGGGTTGTCTATTGGATGGGACCAAGCCAGTTCTTCAAGCTTTCAGGCGGCGGTGTTGAGCCAATTCGCTGTCCGGTTTGGGACGTTGTGTTCCAAGACCTTGATACCACCAATCTTGATAGGATCAGGGTTGCCGCAAACTCTCGATTCGGTGAAATTACATGGTACTTCCCGACATATGCCAATAGCGGCGAAAACGAAGGCTATGTGAAGTACAACTTCATTTTGGATCAATGGGACTATGGGTTTAATTCAACGGCTAATCCATATGTCGCTCGCTCGGCATGGATCAATGAATCTGTCTTGGGGCCACCCATTGGGGCTGGGCTAAATCAATACATTTATCAACACGAAACGTCTTCAAATGCTGATGGCGCGGCAATGAACTCGTACTTCCAAACGGGTTATTTTGTTCTGTCCGAAGCCGACATAAAGATGTTCATTGATCAGGTCTGGCCTGACATGAAATGGGGGTATTTCGGCGGGTCGCAGTCAGCGAACATCCTTCTGACGTTCTATGTGACTGACTATGCCGGGCAAGAACCCCTTGTATATGGGCCATATACCTTAACTCAGGCGACAACTTATATAACCCCTCGATTTAGGGGCCGCTTGGTGTCGATTCGAATTGAGAGTAATGATATCAACTCGTGGTGGAGACTTGGTTGTTTCCGTTACAGATTACAACCCGATGGAAGATTCTGATGACGGCCAGTCTTTCTGACATTCTCACTACTCAGAAGAATGGCGTTGTTGCCATTAACAATCTTGCACAAGCTCTTTCTAGCAACACTCTCATTGGTCCTACTGGCCCCACTGGTGCAACTGGTTCGCCGGGTACTCCGGGTGGCCCTACTGGCCCAACAGGAAGTTTAGGTCCAACAGGAAATTCTGGCTCTACGGGACCAACCGGCCCCACTGGTTTTGGCGCTACTGGTCCCACAGGCCCGACAGGCCCTACTGGTGCGGCATCTACTGTTGCAGGCCCTACAGGTTCAACAGGGGCAGTTGGTCCGACCGGACCTACAGGCCCGACAGGCGCTGCTTCCACCGTAGCTGGTCCCACAGGACCAACAGGGCCAACAGGCCCGACTGGTGCCACTGGCGCTGCATCAACCGTCGCTGGACCTACAGGTCCAACTGGACCCACAGGTGCAACTGGTGCGGCATCTACAGTTGCTGGACCTACCGGACCCACCGGGCCTACCGGTGCTACAGGCGCAGCTTCAACGGTTGCGGGTCCAACTGGACCTACGGGGCCAACTGGCATTGCGGGGCCGACTGGCCCTACAGGCCCTACAGGGCCAACCGGCGTAACTGGACCAGCGTCTACCGTTCCCGGCCCAACTGGTCCCACTGGCCCTACAGGCCCTACAGGTTTTCAAGGCATTACTGGTCCTACTGGTCCGACCGGGCCAACGGGTGCGGCCTCGACCGTTGCTGGACCTACTGGTCCTACTGGCCCACAGGGTTCTTCATCCAGTTTGTTCCTGTACAAAGCAAATACCACAAACAC